ATACCACCAAGGATACCGCCTTCACCACCACCGAATATATCTCTAAATCCTTCAATAACACCATCAATGTTTCTCATAAATGAATCTAAGATACCACCAAAGGTGTCTATGAATATCGGTAGAGCCGTTTTAATAAAGAAGTCAAAGAGCGGTAGTAGTACGTCGTTGTATATTTTCTGTAACACAGGAAAGATTTTTTCTACAAAGAGTGTTTTTATTTTTTCAAACGCTTCTTTGAACTTACTTAGATCACCACCAGACCAGTCTTTGATTAACTGGAATATAGCGAATAGTCCAGCACCAAGTAGAAGTCCTTTCAGTACTTTTGTTATTTTACCAAAGATACCACCACCATCAGCCTTAAATTTATCAAGTACACCACTCTTAAATGCAGAACCTATTCCAGCAAGTTTGTCTCCAATACTGGAGAACATCGATCCCATCTTTCTAGCTTGTTCACGAGATGCTTCTAGTGCAAACCCAGCTTGGTTTCTTGCTGCTGCTGCGCTGTCCTTCATGAATTCTAGATTTATGCTTGCGGTTTTACCTAAACTGGCTACACCAGATTTCAAGCCATCAAAACCTCCTGACAGTTTTGAGCCTAGTGCTGCAAACGCTGCGGTGTTGTGGTTGATTGCGTCAGTTTGAATCTCTTGATTCTTAGCAATCGTGATGTCACCTTCAGAGGCTGGTGGTAGCGCCATGTCTTATCCTATTTCTTTCTGAATGCGTCTGCACCAAAGAATGCTGATACCAACACTGCAATAGATGCAAAATATGTTGGAGCAATATCTGCAATCAGAGTAGCAGCTTTATCTAATCCAAGAAGTGATGTAATAGCAATACCAATAGGATACACAAGCAAGCCGATTAGAGAGAACCAAGCCATCTTACGGATTGCATCTCTTTGTGCATCTTCATCTTCCATCTTCTTTCTTTTAAATTCCAAATTCATCTCCATTTCTTCTTGTGAAATGTGACCATCACCATTTGTGTCCATACCCTCAACGGCTTTAGCATCAATAGTCTTTGTTTCTTCAGCCATATGACTTACCTCTTCTGTGCTTTTTGTTTTTCTTCTTGTTCTTCAAGATAGTTCTTTAACAAATTCACATATATGTCCCTTTCAAAAGGGATCATGTTATCAAGTTCAGTCAATGAGTATTTATGATGTTGCATCATAGCAAAGTTTAGTTGATAGTAATTGGCCAACGAGTCATGACTCAAGCCTAAGTAAAAAAACTTTGCAAACCCTCCAAAACGATAGTCTCCTCTTCACCACATTGTGGACAAGTAAATGTCACAGTGTGTTTCAAGCTAGGCATGTCAGCATACCAGTTTGAAATCATCTGGAATTGGTTTTGATTCAGTGTACCAATCCATTCATTGATCTCTTGCTTACTAAAGTCGTTATATACATTCTCAGCATCAAAAACATAATCAATATGATCTGCAACAAAATTGAAGACTTCTTCAGCAGTATCCATATCTCCTCTTGATACAGCATCGATATTCGGATACTTAAGCATAACACCCAAATTATCATTGAGCATAATCTTACTGTCTTTCACTTCACCTTGAACTTTGATGTCATCAATATTGATTTGCACTTCTGTCTTGTGTGTACACTCGCTATCAGTATGTCCAATAGATACAGTGATTACTTCTCCAACACTCTTACCTCTAAGCACAAGGAACAAGTATTCAATATCAAAGGTTGCTAACTTCTTTACATCAATATCACTAATGATACAGTCTGACAATAAGTTCGATACCGCTCTTGCGATATCAGTTGGTTCTTTACTTTCTAGAGCAATCAGAAGAGTTTTTTCTTCTTTCACTAGAAAAGGTCTGTATTCAATCTGTTCGCCCGTCGATGGGACAACAGTAGTAAAAGTCGGGGTTGATACTACTGGTAAAACCATAATTTACTCCATTATGTTATTAAAGTCTGATCGCTCCAAAAGGTGTGGTCACTGTTCCAAGTCCACTTTGTGCTGAAATATTTCCTAGACCCGGAAGACTAGCTGCTGCTGCAAAACCGCCTGGCCCAAATGAGAATCCAAAAGAAGAACCCAAGCCCGGCTGATCGGAACGGTTGAATACAACTTTGTAATCTCTATAAGCCATAGTCACTGATAGTTTTGCTACGTCTTCACTCTGCCAGTTCATTGTTACTGGATTGATTGCAACAGGGTATGCTTCTAGCAATGTGTGTACACTACTTAGTTGTCCTGCTTCACCATACTGACGAATGTTTACAACACCTGTTATGGTATCATAATATTCGATATTGTAAGTACCATTAGATGAACCAAAACTGTTTGTTCCAGAGATGGTGTTTATCCACTTTTCAAAGTATTCTTTCTCTCTCATATCTTCACTGAGAAGAAATTCTAGATTGATATCTCCTACGAGAGAACCATATGGTATTTTTCTTACATGGCCATATATCTTATATTCAGCAGATGTAACAGTTCGGCCGGGAAGTTCTGCGGTATCGCATCTAAACATCATATCGCGTTCAAGATCAGAGTCACCAAGACCCGTGATCTGAACTTCAAAGTGAGACGATTTTGCAACGCCAGTTTTGTTGAGAGAAGCAACGATGTTTTGAACACTGAAAGTCATGTGATCATATTCCTACTGTCTGCCCATACCTGAGACTTGGACGCTTTCTCGAATCTTTCAACTGGAAGGAAGAGAGCGATGTCCCATTCGGATGGGTTAATTTCTACAAACCTAGAACGAACATGCTTGTTCAGATACTTCTTAAAGGTTGGTTTAAAGTATCTATATTTAGACGCACTATTCAATAATCTGTATGACAAATTCAATTTGGTCGTATCATCATATCTACTATTACTGGATATCTCGTATAGAGAATCCATCAACTTTGCTCTTAGTTTATATGGTAGATAGTGAAGGTTGATTCCATAGAAACCACCCTTTGTATTTGCTACCTTGAAGATGAGCGGAAACGTATCATAGTAAGGTAGATCAGCTTTTGTCTTTGGATCATAGAAGAAGAAGTACATACGACCTATTCCAGCACGATTCACCAGACGATCTCTATCTCTAGAAATCTCTGTGGGTCTTGCTCCGCGTGATTGTCGTGCTTGTTGTCTGAACCAATCCCTAGATGCTTGTGTCCTGCCTGGCGCTTCACCAGAGCGAACACCTCTAAGGAGTAGATCGTCAAAGACAGTAGCCATTAATATTTAATCCCTAGTTCTTTCTCTGTAATGATCATAAATTTCCATTTTCTGTCTTTACAGAACTCAATAGCCGCTTCCCATTTACTCTTATTTATACCCCATGTCTTTACCTCGTATAAATACTTCTTACTAAGACGTGTTTGTGGTTTCGGCTCTTTCGTTTCCTTATAGGGTTTAACCTCAATCATAATAGTCTCCAGAACACCTTGCTTGTTCTTAACACGAATAAGAAAGTCTGGAAAGTAACGATGGTATCGACCATCAATTGGTGACTTGTATGGTACTATGACTTCTTCAGAACTCCATTTCAATACGTTTGGATTCTGATCAAAATAGCGCATACAGTTTCGTTCCCACAAAGAACGATAAATAATGTTTGTAGGATCGCCACGATATTTTGTTGGATATTTTGGTCGAAATTTACCTTTATAAGCCATATGGATATTTAGATGTCAATTAAAAAGCCAAGCATTAATACAAGAGGAAGTCAGGTAACTGCAAGAGGTGCATTAGATGCATCTGGTGGTACGGGCGCATTTTCACTTTCCGCTGGACCCAATGGTATCTCTGGTGATTTCTCTTTCAGAGAGAGAATCAACCGTAGAGTACAGAACAACAGAGTAAGAGGCCCACTCGCAAAACTCTATTCACCAAATGCTGGTAAGACTGTACGACCTATTAGTTTTCCAATGGACTTGGATGATGAGCATTACATGGCTTACAATATTGTTGAAAGAAGACGGCCAAGTCAAAAGAATGAAGGGACGACAAGAGTATTCAGAACCATAGTTCTACCAATCCCAGCTAACCTTGGTGTTGAGTATGCAGCAGGATATTCAAATGAGAATATCGGCGCACTTGGTGCAATGGCTCAAGGCTCAATAGGTGGAGCAGAACTTGGTTCTGCTTTAGGTGATTTGAGTACTACTATCAACGAAAAAATTGCAGCAGCAAAAGATGCATTCAAAAATGACACATCTGATGCAGCAGTAAAAACAGGTGCAGTAGCAGTTGGTGGTGCAGCGATTGCTGGTGCGGTCGGTGGTGCAGGACTACTAGGTGGTGCATTAGCAGCAGGCGGACTTGAAGGTATATCAACAGGACTTGTACAAAATGAAGGTATAGCAATCAATCCGCACATGGCTGTTGTCTTTCAAGGTGTTGACTTTAGAACACATCAGTTTCAATATAAGTTCATGGCTAAGAATCAAGTAGAGAGTGATCGTCTAAAAGAGTTGATCAATGTCTTCAGATATCATATGCTACCAGAATATGCATTTGGTACAGAAAGGGCAGGATTTGCTTTTAAGTATCCAGATGAGTTTACAATTGAATTTGCTGATAAGGTAAAGCCTTATCTCTATAGCATTGGTACATGTGTTATGACAGCTATGTCAGTAAACTATAATGGTGAGGGTGTTCCAACATTTTTTGAAAATACTGGCGCACCAGTTTCAATTGATATAACACTATCATTCCAAGAAACTCGCGTTCTTACACGGAATGGTTTTGACGATCTTGACTATGATTTCTCCGGCGATGAAACTATGGCACGATAAGAGATAAGCTATGTCCAATTACTTTTCATATTTCCCGACTACACTACATGATCTAAGACGTACTGGTCATAAAACAGAAGTCACAAATATTTTGCGTAGATTCAAAGTAAGATCAGCGTTAAAGGATAGGACAGATGTATTTTATGAGTACTCTATCCAAAATGGTGATAGACCAGATGTTATTTCTGA